TATGAAGTAGAGGTATATATAGGAAACTGACAAGTCATCTGTCAGTTCGTCAGTTTTAGCTTGCGTGAAGCTGACGATCGCCAATTTTGATTTATTGACGTCCACCTATAGATGCGTTAACGTCCCGCCTACATTCGCACCACAAAGGTCGCATCATGAGCGAAACACAAGAACTTCATAGCAAGTTGTCAATGTCCGCACGGTCCCGGTGGTCACGCTGCCCTGTGTCCGTGCCATGGTCCGACGGTATGCCGAACGAATCCGGACCCGCAGCCGACGAAGGAACCATCGCCCACAAGGTCGCCGAGTTCTATGTACGCCAGCGGTTCAATCTGGACGGCGCCAGGTCCGGCATCCCGCCCGAATATCAGCCGCCCGAAGGGCTAGACCTCAAAGGTCAGTCGGTCAATGGCTGGAACGCCAAGCTGCGCCTGCACGGCCAGGACTACGCCGAGTTCATCGCCAAGCTGGTCGGCAACTACCCTGACGTGCGGATCGTGTTGGAGCGCCGCGTCGAGGTGAAAGACACGACACCCCCGTTGTTTGGCACGGCCGACTGTTTGCTGTGGTTCCCGACGATCCGCCGCCTTGTCGGCGTTGACTACAAGTACGGTTTTGCCGAAGTCGATGTCGGCACTGCCGATGCGCCGAACGAACAGGTAGCCGCCTACGTCGTAGCCGCCACGGAAACGTTTGGACTTGATCCGCTCGAGGCGGGTTTGGCGATCTACCAACCGCGCCGCATTCATGGCGAACCGGGACAAGTCCTGCGATTGACTGGTGATTGGCTCAAGGCCGAGCACGTCAAGCTAGTCGCCGAGGCGAAGGCCGTCGAAGCGGCCTACGCGGGGCAAGGCGCGACGCCGGTACCCGGGTCGCATTGTAGGTATTGCCCGGCCGCTCCGCGTTGCACAGCGACGCACACAGCGGCTAAGACGGCCCTAGCGGCGCACGTCAAGTCGTCCATGGTGCACGACATGACCGCGGCGGAGATTATCTCGCTGTGGGCCATGCGCACCGCCTTCAAGAATTTTTGGGAAGACATCGAGGAACGCATCGCCAAGATGGCTGATGCGGGCACGGCCGGGCTGGTCGTCAAGGTAGCTAAAGGCCGGCGCATGTGGGGCGACCCGGGCGCCGCGGTGCTCACCCTGTTGGCGCTGGGCCGCACGGATCTACTGGCGCCTGCGGCCATCGGCGAGGCATTACCGGCTATCCCGGTCGAGATGCAGGCCGCGTTGATCAAAGAGGCGGCGGGTGCAAAGACCATACTAGCCACCGAAGCAGCCGATCCTCAGACCGTTGCAGCCGTATTCGACAAGTACGCGCAGAAATAGTTGACAACCGCTAAAACATCACATAAGGTTTCACCGTGGCCGCCCGGTTCTTTGGTCTAAACTGACCCTTTGCAGTTTCTTTCCAGCTACCGGCGCGGTCACACTTTCTCAATCTCAATTCTAAACTCTGGAGTGTACTAAATGGCTATCGACTCACACATCGCGATCCTGACTCATCACGCTCTGGCCGCCCCTCAGGTGAACCAGAAGAAAGCGAGCAAGCCGTCTGAGTTCTACGCGGTGATCGCTTTTCCGCCCGCCGCCGCCGATGATCTGCAGGCCGAACTCAAGCGCGTGGCACCGGGCGGTTCGCTCAACGGCTTGCGCATCAGCGTTCGCCGCAACGCGCAGATCGAGAAACCGATCCCGGGCGTGCCAGCCGACTGGTTCATCATTCGCGCCGCCTCGAAGTTCCCGCCCTACTTGGCGGACGAACGCGGTACGCAGCTCGCGCAGGACACGCAGCAGACGGACATTCGCACCAAGTTCTATGCGGGCAAGCGGGTGCGCGTAGCACTGTCCGCCTACCACTGGCCCAATGACGGCGGCGGCTTGTCCTTCAACCTCAACGGCGTCATGGCCGTATCGGACGGCGAACGGCTCAATATCGGCAACACAGCGGCCGGCACGTTCGCGGCCTATGCCGAACGGGTGCCCGCAGAGAGCGCCACCAGCCCTTTTGGCAATGCAGCATCGGCAGCTACCACTGGTGCGGGGATTGGCTCAGTGGCTGCTACTGATCCGTTCCACCAGACGGCTAAGCCTGCTGGCGTCAATCCGTTCGCATGATTGATGTTCCACGTGGAACACAGGGGCGCTTCGGTGCCCCTGTTTCGTTTGAAGGTCGCGCGGTCGTGCTCACGCTGCCCTGGCCACCATCGACCAACAGGATATGGCGCGCGGTGGCTGGGCGTATCATCCTAGCGACGCGCGCCCGTCAGTACAAAGTCGCGCTGGCGGCTGCGCTGCCTTCGGGACCGGTGCGGCCGTTGACTGGACGCCTCGTTGTGTGGATGACGCTGCACGCCCCCGCGACGATCGGCCCGCTGTTTGATATTGCGAACCGGGAGAAGTTGGCTTTCGATACGCTTACGGAACAACGCGTATGGGGTGACGACTCTCAAATCGACTGTTTGATGATCGTCCGAGGGCCGCCCGATCCGGGCAACGGCTTTGTAGAACTTGCCATTCGCGAGGTTGCGCCTTAAGGCCCTCTCGCGCATACTCGCCACCATGACTGAACGGACACGCCCATGCCGCGCATAACGCCCGAACAAGCTGGCGGACAAAACGTCTGCGCTTTCCTTGACATGCTCGCCGTGTCCGAAATTGGCGCAAAGCTGCTCGCCGAAAGCGACGACGGCTATAACGTCTTGGTAGGCTCAAGTAGCTCTACCCCGCATTTGTTTCTGTCCTACGCAACTCACCCGAACATCTACAACCGCCAGATGAATTCGACGGCGGCCGGGCGTTACCAGTTGCTTAACCGCTACTGGTTCGCCTATCAGGCGTTGCTGCGGCTGCCCGACTTCGGGCCGGTCAGCCAGGATCGTATCGCCATTCAACAGATCCGCGAGCGGGGCGCCTTGCAAGACATCATCGCCGGCCGCCTCGACGACGCGATTCACAAAGTCTCGAACATTTGGGCATCGCTGCCTGGCGCCGGTTACGGCCAGCACGAAAACGATGTGCAGTTATTGCACAACGCCTACGCCGCGGCGGGGGGCACATTCGCATGACGCCGAACGAGCAAGCGGTCGCAGGCGCCGTCGGCGCCGTCATAGGGCTTGTGGGGTGGTTCGTGCGCCGGACGATCAGCGGGCAAGACACGCGCCTCACGACGCTGGAAAAACACGTCGGCGAACTCAAGACGCAGATGGCGGCGCACGACGCCAACAAGCAACTACTTGACAGCATGTACACCGAACTGCGCGAGCTGACCAAGCTGACGAACCGCATCGCCGGTCACCTGAAAATCGACTAAGGAACCACGGTGGATATGGACCCCCAGTTGGCGCGCGAGTGGATCGAGACGGCTAAGCGTTTGCAAGGCACGCTTGAAAGTTTTCCGCACCGTCGCGCTAGCGACAGCCTGCCCGCAGGCATCGCCGCGCAGACGGGTAATGTCACGGTGGAAGTGAAAGACAATAGCGTGCCGCGCGCGATGTCCATCGCAGTGCACTCCGCCGTGTTGTGTGCCGTGCTGTCTATGATCACGCTTATCGTGGGCAGTATGGTTGTGCTGAACATGAAAGACCACCTTGACGCGATCTACATGATCGCGCCGCAACTCAACAAGCCCACCGGAGACACGAGCAAATGAGCATCATCATTCTGACCCCGAAGCCGAACAGTCTGTCGGCACGCGCGACCAACACGGTCGCCGACACCGCTGAATCGCTGGCGGCCCGCATGACGTCGGACTTCCTGCACCTGCTGGGCCATGAAGGTCATCGTTTCGATACGTTCGAGCAGTTGCGCGACTTCGCACAGGCGCAGATCGACGCCGCCGCGTTTGCCGCCGCCATCGAGGCGAAGGCGAGCGAGCCCGCGCCTGTCGAACCTGCGCCCGCCGCAGCACCCGCCATCGCAGGCGACGCGACCAACGCCGTGACCGGCCAGGGCGTGCCCGCCGAACTCGCGCCGGAAAGCATTACCATCCTGACTCCGCCGCCCCAGCCGTAAACGATGGACAAGATCCGCCAACTACTGCTGCACCTCTTCAGCGAGCGTGATAACGCCACGCCTGATGTGGTGCGCGTGGTTGGCGGCTTGCTTGCCTTCGCGGGTGGCGTTGAATATCTGGTACTCGCCGCCTGGGACGTTGTTGTGAACAAAGTGCCCTTCAGTCATGACCATTACGGCGAAGGGCTTTCACTGGTCATCGCGGCGCTTGGCGCCGCCGTGGCTGTGAAGGCCATCACGGAGAATCGCCCATGAAAGCCAATATGCTGACATGGTGTATCTGGCTAGCCCTGTATCCCGATATGCGGCCCGCGTGATGCCAATCACCCTCTATCTCAAGCTCGCCAAATGGGGCGCCGTACTGGGGCTCCTGTTGGCCGTGACGGGCGGTCTGTTTCTATGGGGCCATCATATCGGCGCTGCCGGTGTGCAGGCCAAATGGGATGTCGCCAAGATATTGCAGGCTACACAAATCGCCGAGGCGCAGCTGCAGGCTAAGGCCACCGAAGACAACAACCGCAATGCGTTCAATGCACTCGCCGCTAAATGGGAAGCCGCCACTCATGCGCCGCAACCGTCTATTGCTGACCACACTTCCGATGCTGTCGCTGCTGGCGCTTTGCAGCTGCGTAGCGAATCCGCCCAAACCTGCCCCGCTGCCGGTGTGCCCATCGCTGCCGCCCGTTCCCGTGAGCTTGCTGCAGCCACTGCCGCCGCCGCTACACAGCGCCTCGCAGATTCAGTCGCTGCTGTTCGAGTCGGCGACGCCGCAGACAAACGCGAAGCCGACTTTCGACAGCAAATAGAAACGTTGCGAGCCCTGCTCGCCGTGGAACGACAAACAAAAACGGCGCCCTAGGGCGCCGTTTTTTTTTTACTTCGCTTCTATCACCACTCGACGAGAAGAAAGCCCGCCGCGCCCGTACCGCCCGCGCTGCCGCTTACGTTCGCAACGCCATAGCCCGACGCCGAACCGCCGCCACCCGCACCAAAACCAGCCGCGGAGTAGCCGCCTAGTGACGTACCATTCGCGCCGCGGCGTTGGCCGCCGTTGATGCCGAATGGCGTAGGGGCGCCAGCACCGCCATAACCCGATGCATTGTTCGTCGCGCCAGGAGCACCATCGCAACCATCGCCGCCGTGACTGGTGCCATCGCCGCTCACACCGCCAGCACCGCCAGAGGGCGTCGAGGCGCTTTGCACGCCACCGCTACCGCCCGTACCGCCCGTAAGAGAGACAAGCGACGTACCGAACGTCGTCGTACCGCCCGCACCGCCCGCACCGCCGCTACCGCCGCTGGTACCCACGCCGGCCGCACCGCTGGTGCCGCCAGCGCCAATCACGATGGGGTATGACGTGCCCGGTACGACGGTCACAGGAACTTTGATGGCAAACGCACCACCGCCACCGCCACCGCCACCGCCAGCCGTGCCGATCGAGCCGGTCGTAGCCGCCGAACCGCCACCGCCACCGCCACCGGCCACGCCGCTAATGTAAGCCGTCGTTACGCCCGGAGGTGCTGTCCAGTTGCCATTGGCGGTGAAGCGCGCTACGCCCTTTTGCTGCTGTTGAAGCGGCTGCGTTGCTTGTGTCGCTGCAGCAATGTTCTCGGCTAGCTGCGTGATGTTCGTACCATCACCACGCACGCGCGTTGGCGCACTATTCTGCGGAATAACGACGCCCGAACCCGCCGCCGTCTTGACGGTCACAGTGAAAGCGCCGGTCGTTGTGTTGGTGACGGTCCAGTCGAGCAGCCATGCGGGCATCACGACAGTCAAATTGCTTGTCAGCGTACCTGAAACACTCATGGTGCGCTTGATGGCCTGCGCCGGCGTAAGCGTCGTCGTTCCGCCCGTCTGCCCGGTCAGCGCCAGCGCACCGTAGGCAAAGCCCGGTACCCAGTTCGTACCTACTGTGTCGGGATTGACTGTATTGTTGTCAGCGGTCGAGATCCAGCGGCCCTGGCCGTCCGCTGTGGGGATCTGCGCGCCGTTGGCGTAGCCGTTGACGTTCGGATCAGCTGACCACGTGCCATCAAACGGCAACGGCCCGCCACCCATGAACCACCAGGCGAAACGTGCCACTTGATTGACTGCGCCGTTGAAGTCTTCCAGCTGCGGGGGCACGCCGCCCGATTCGGGTGGCTGACCCGTAAGCGGCGGCGAGCCTAGCGACAATGAGAATCGCGTCGGGTCCGATGTGGTCGCGGGGATCTCCACCTTCGAACTGTCGTTCGTCGCGAAAGGGATCGTCCATTTGAGCGGAGTCGAGGAAATTTGCATAGCGCGGCCTTAATGCGGTTGATAGAACGGGCTCTGACTCCACCCGGTGACAGCCTTCGGATTGGCGCCCGTATTGGCGCCCGCAAACCCAAACGGATTGTACGGCAACGCCGGGTTGTAGATGTACTGCGCGAGAGTGCCGGCCGGTTGGGGAAAGAGTCCGGACTGAATGATGGACTTCTCGACTTGCGTCGGGAAGAACTCGAAGTGGTAGCCAATGTGCATGGGCTTTGCTGGGTCGTAGCCGACATAGCATCGCCCGCGGCTGCCAAACATGGACCGCATCAGGGCGTTGATGGAAGGGCAATCCGAGGTAGCGATATTCGCCGCCGCCTTGACCATCAGCAGCTGGCGGTAGTAGCTGTCCTGCAGGGGAAAGGACGTCGTGCCGCCCGCCGCGCCGTTGTACCAGGGTGCTTGTGACCAGGGTTGCCATTGCGTACCCGGATGGGCGTCGATGTTGAAACCGAAGTTGTCCCCGGGCGTCTGCACCACCGTGATGAAGCGCGACCGCCCGAGGATGCGCCCCCATATATCGAGGCCGAAGCCCTGCGCCTGCGAGATGTCCCACACGTTGGCGAGAAACTCGGCGCTGAACTTGGAGACATCTACCCACTGGTCGAAGTCAGCAAGAAGCGTCAGCAACGTTGTCGAGTTGCTGTACTGCTTCATGACAGTCTTAGATAAGTATAAACTCATCCTTACACACTCACGGCGTTGACGGTCACGTTAAGCTGCGCGCATACCGGCTGTTGATCAATGCCAAGCGTCAGCGATGCCCCCGAGCTAGGCGCGGCGGCGGTGCCGATAAAGATCGTCACGGGGGTGATGTTGGGAAGCGTCAAGATGGGTGCGGCGAACTCGGCCGCTAGGATCTGACCGCCGATGCGCGCCCGCGGTACGGCGATCGTGCCATCTTCCGACAGAAAGCCATTCGCGAACGTGTTGGCGACGGCCTGTTGCACTTGCTGAATGTAGTTCGCCGGTAGCGTTGAGAGGTTCGCCACGTTGACCGTGAAGTACACTTGCACGACAGCCGGACGCACGAAGCGCACCTGATAGGTCGGAAAGGGTGCCACATAGTTCACGGTGTCCTGCACGTTCACCGTGACGAGTGTGCCCGCGCCCGCCGACGTAGGCAGACCGCAACCGCAATCTAGCTTCGCATTGATCGCCGTGGCGACGTCGGAATTCGCGCCACCGCTGACGATGATGGCGATCGAATGCGCAGGAATCGGGTAGCTAGTCGCGCCGTAAGTGATTGCCGTGTCGCCGCCGTTATTGTAGACGAATGCGTCCGTCACGCCGGCAACGTTACCCACCGCAGCGCGTACATTGGCCGGCTGGCCCACACCGCCAATCTGCACGGACTCCGAGCGTCGCTGTTCGAATGACTGGCGTGACTCTAGATCCGTGCCTGGCGTACTGGCTGCGGCGTTGCTGATGCTTTCCCACCCCGGCTGCTGCTGGTAGATCGACAGGCCATTGATACCGACCGTTGGCGCACTGCCGGCCACTTGTGCCTGAAATGTCACATTCGCAGTACTGACCGGCCCGAACGTCACGGCCGTAGTCGTTGCCCATATAGAGCCGTCCGCGCTCGACACGCCGAGTGATCCTGCGGGTAGCAGCTGCCCCGGATTGCCTGTTACGACCGCCGCTACCGTAGCGGGGGTGGCGGCCTTGCGCGTCAGGAAGTAGATGCGCGCGAGGGCGTCCTGATAGCTGCCCGAACTGGTCAAAGGATCGACATTCGCCACCATTTGCGCCATAGCCGCAAAGAATTGCGAGACCATGTACGCCTGCGACTGCTGCAACTGTCCTTGCGGTGTGGTCAATTCGGTATTCAGCTGCTTGCCGCTGGCGGCGAACGCCTGTACGTAATCCTGTTGCACGCCCGTAAGGACGGCCTGCGGCGCCGGCACGGATAGCCCCGTAGGGGTGAAGGTCGGCAAAGGTACGTTGGTCGTCGTCATGGGGCGATTCTATCCGAGAAGTTAACCGGTGTACTGTCCCGTATTGCCTGGCGCCGTTGTGACGGGATGAATGTGGTTGTTAACGCTACCACGGGGAAGTGTGATATCGGGGGCCACCAGTGCGCCGCCGGCCGGGCCGGATACGCCGTTGTTGAACGTAGTTGCACCGTTGAACGTCCAGCTAGCGGCGGTCATGGTCGCCGCACCTGTTGCCGACACGCCGAACGTGCCTTGTGTCGTTAAGGACATGTTACCGGTAGACGATAGCGATAGTGTGCCCGTCGCCTCAAGACTGAGATTACCGTGTGCCGAGATGTCGATGCCGCCACCTGGCAGAAACTTAACCCACTGCGTCGGGTCGGCGTTCAGTACGCCCCCGAGATACAAACCATCGGCCGTGTTGAACGCGCGGTTCGTCGGGGCCGCGCCCGGTTGCTGCGTCTGTTTGACATTGGTGATGTCACGCTCCGCGAAGATCGCCAAGCCGATGTCGCCGATGGCGGGCGCAAGAATGACGGCTGAATTGCCGCCCTGCAGCTGAAAATAAGGGATCTTGTAAATGGGCGTTTGCGCAATCACGAAGCCGTTCGTGTCTTGATCGAGCACCATCGGCTGCACATCGACGAAGCCTACTTTACCCGCTGTGGGGTAGACGGCTAGCACTTTGACCACATCGGCCGTGTGGATCTGACGAATCAGTTTCGTGATGATGAATAGTTGCGCCTGGCCCGGGTCAAATTGTTCCTCGAACGAGCTGTTGTATTTGGGCGAAGGGGTGAGCGTCGTCGTTGAGCCGGCCATCAGGTAGCCCCCGGATAGAGAGTCACGCTCGC